CTCATTATTTATTTCACCACCTTATTTTTTTGTAGAATTAGTTTAAGCTATTAACCTTGAGGAAGGCTCCTTGCCATACACTTTTATTTATTTTTTGTTCTCCAATGATCCATTAAGGTCACTGGACTTCTTAACTGCAGTTGCAGATTCAAAGTTGGTCAACTGATTATTTACATACTCAATCTTTCCATACATGTCTGTAACTGACTTATTTAGGGTTTCATATTTTTCACCCAATTCAGCAATCTGCTTCTTAATCTCAACAGATGTTTCCTCAAACATCTTATTGATAGCTTCAACTGCTGCAGAACTATCTGAGTAGTTCTTGCTTAGAGACTCACCAAAGAAGGATTTTAGGTCAGAGACCATCTTCTCAAAATCAAAAGCATTTTCAACTTCTGATATTGCAACGGCTTTCTCAATTGAAGTTTCAGCAGGAGCTGCTACCTCTTCAATTACCGCAACTTCTTCGGCGGGAGTTTCTGCATCAATTGACTTCTCAATTGTTGCACTTGTTTCTTCTGCCATTGTATTACCCCCTTCGACGAGTGAAATTTCATCACTCTTCGTTACTTTATTTTCTTCATTTTGATCAGGATACATTAGTGTTGCTACTGTAGTATCAATTACTGGAACATTACCAGTTTGATTTCCTGCCAAACCTGGAGCTGCTGACTCCGTTGCTTCGTGATTTGAAGTTGGTGCATCATCTTTTCTAAGATGTGAATCCAAAACTTTTTCTATTGCTTCAAACTTTTCTGTATCTGCTTGTTCAACCCAACCAATGCTATCCATTGTTGTACCGCAAACTACACAGTCTTTTGTTGTAGCAGTTGATGTTGATGCAATCTCATCATTCTTGCACCAGAATACATTCTCTGTAACTACTCCTTCTGCCATCTTTTGAATAGAGAAAAAGTTTGCCAATTGATTTGCTGGTGAATCTACAAGACTCAACTCATGCAATTCATAATTGTGAATAACTCTGTGCTCTTCAATACCATCGTCAGCCTTTTCCATTTTAGCATCATTAATATTTCCGCCAATAGAAAAACCAGAATAAGTTCCATCTAGGCACTTCTCCCAGGCATCCTGTGCACCCTTTGAGATATATGCTGTTACATAAATTCCGCTATATTTCTTTTTTGTTTCTGGATCAAAAAAGGTATCTTCTTTAAAATTAACCATCTTGCCAACTGCAGATGGACCATGCATTTCACGGATATTACCTCTGAAATTATCAAAGGCTTTCTTTGAAGCTTCCGCCGTAACGATATCTCCATGACGGTCAACATTGTCTAATGAAGCAAAACCTGAGACGGTTCTCTTCTCCTTGTCAACCTTTGTAATAGGAAAACGAAGAGCTAGCGATGACTCGCTATTTTGCCAGTAAGTTTTTTGAATATCCATATGTAAATAAATAATATCAAGTTTTATAAATAAGTCATAATTTCGGGTGATTTATTTCACAATCCCAGAATTAATTTTTATCACTTTCTTGATATCTACCCCCTCTGATTTATAGATTTGTGGTGCTATTGAATCGTCTGTTTTAGACTTCAATCCCGCATCTGATGGCTCTGGCACATCAGAAATGTTGTCTTCGATATTAGATGCATATGGAGTAATTATATGAGAATCTGGGTTAACATTGGGGCTTGCCATTGAGTTATGTGATGCTAATCCACCCGTTATGAACCCTATTATGGGATAGGCTAAATGGGCTACGTCTCTTTGAAATCCCGTCGCTGCCCAAGCAGATATAGCTCCAGTAAAAGCTATTCCTAGCTGTTTTGCATCTGCCACACTAAATTTAAAATGATGTTTAATGCTCATAAAGAACCCTTTAATGTGTCATATACTATCTGAGGAACTGCTCCCGCTTGAACTATAATGCCTGCTTTTTTATCAAATATAACAAGAGCTGCTTGAGTTTGAGTATTCATAGTTCCTATCGCATACTTTGCCAAAAGCAATCCCTTATTTACAAGTGCTTTTTGCACAGTCAATACTGCATCATTTGTTTGTCCAAGTGCAAAAGAATTTGATGTTGTTGGAAATGGAGGTGCATAAAATGCTGTAGGTGTTGGAGTCGGTGTTGGTGTACTACCTGTTGTTCCAACATGCGTCATACCTAAAGTACCAGCAACTCCTGTGCCAATTGTTGCAACTGCTGCAGTAGCTTTTTTGCTTGTTACTCCTTTTGAAATTGGTTTTAATGGAACTGGATACCTTGGCCTTACAATAGCCATAACATAAAGATATGGGCGATGCTCTCTGTAGCAACCTCCGCCATTTGCTGCTGCTTTTGTGTTTTGATCACCAGTATTAAAACCTATTGTAGTTAATCCATCTGCACTTGCTGCTTCTACAATTTCTACATGCTCTGCAACACCAGTTCCCCACGAAAAGAAAACAAGATCTCCAGGTTTTGCTTGATATTTATTTACAACTAATCCTTGACGTTGAAACCATTCTAGACCTGCAGGACAGTATGCAAAACCTTTTGGAGTTTGAGCTGCAACTAAACTAGATAGACCAACTTGTGCAAAACACCAACTGACTCCCATTGCACAATAAGATGCATTAGGTATTCCGTACCATATTCCATATGGATTTTCATTATTGGTGCCTTCAACGAAACCAATTTGACTACGAGCGACATTTAAAACATCCAGTGCTGTAGCCATGTTTAGTTACCTTCTTGTGGACCCTCGCCCTTTGCGTTCCGAGCGGTTCCCATTTTATCAGGAGCATTTAAAGTTCTATTTTGATCACGTGTTTTATTTCCACTTGCATCAGAAGCTGAATCAGATGCTTCTTTAGGATTTAAAACAAGAACGGTATCTCCACTAGCAATTGGAGGAAGGCCCTTACGTGCACGAACTTCATTAGGAAGAATAACCTGATCTTTAAGATAACGATCATCAATTCTTGATTGTGTCTCTTCATCTGTAAGTGCAAGTTCATTGAACCTAAGGACAAAAGCATCTGTAATTTCAGATATAATCTTATTAATCTTATACTCAAGCTCTTCTTGTCTTGGACGACATACTTGCTCTTTAAATGTTTTGTCAGCATCCTTAGCATTTGCCAAGGAAACGTTAGCTGGCATTCCGAGCTTTGATACAGGTACACGGTGTGCAAGCAAGATACGATCTCTATTTTCTACTGCATAATTTTTAAATGAAGAATCTTGTACGCCCGCTTCAATTGGCTCCATGTTAAATTCAACACGAGCATTTTCTCCATCTGAGGGTAGAGGAATATAGAGTGTTCTGTGGTTACGGCCACGGAGTCCCGTTTGAAAAAATTCAAGAAGCTTACGCTCTGCATCAGCAGTTAGTTTTGCTCCCTTAACAGTAATAATATATCTTGGAACAGCTTTGTTCTCAAAATAATCTAGATTAAAGCGTTGAGCAAATTCATCACCAGCAAGGGCATTCTTTGCAGACAAAATATCTGGAATACCATAATATGTATTCGATGGAGAAAATACTTTAAAGTGAATAACTTCATTTGGTTGTGGATCAGTTCCAATCTGGTCTGGAGTTTCGGTATCCCCGAAGTTTCTAAAAAATGTATAACGATTATAAACAACTTGAACGAACCCATCACGGTGACGGCGAATACGCATTGTTGTTGTAGGAATATGACCTAGGTAACCAATTTTTCCTTGAGCGGTGCGACCAACTTCAAGGTAAGCATTTCCAGTTGACTCTAAATCAATAAAAACCTTTTTCATATTTTCAAGAAAAGAATCATCAGAGTTCATGCTCTCTAAATAATTTCTTAGGTCTTCTTTTGCTGCTTCTAATTTTCCACGAAGTTTATCCAACTTTTTTGGATTCTCCATAGCCGTTTCAATCTTCTCTTTTGTTGCCCATGTTTCTTCAAACTTATATCCTAGGCCTACAACGTTTGCTGCTTTAGCATTAACTGCTGAGTGATGATAAGGAGAAACATCATAAAGTTGTGCCAAATACATCACGTTGTATGGAGGCTGAACAATTTGAAAAAGGGAATATCCTGTTAAATCAAGTGGATCAAGCTTTTTAGACTTTGCATCTTTTTGGCCAGTAAAAGACTTCTCAAGTCTATTTGCTCTACGACGAAGATTGTCATTTATGCCTTCAGACTTTTTAATATCCGCCCAAGTTACATTAAATGGGTCATCAAAAGTCTCTTCCGATTTGGAGACAAGGTTAAAATCTTCACCAGTATAGACTCTTTGTGTGCCGTCCTGATCGTCATCTTCTGCAACTTCTAATCTAGCCAAGTTCCATCTCCCTCATATCTCTAACGTACTCCATCATTGCTGGCATGTCCAGAGGATCTGGAACCAAGCCCATCTGTGCACGAGCCTTCTGTTCTTCTAGTTCCTCGTCAGTTATTCTTCTATGTCCTGAAAAAAATAAAGGATGGCCTTCTTCTAGGCCAAGTTCTTGTGCAGCTTTCTTAAGCTTTTTAATCTGACTAATGTCGCCACGAACTGAAGGAATATTTAATGTATTGTCATCTTCATCTCTTACAATTGAGCCATCTGGCATCTGCCAAACATATATGCCCCAGTTAACTTCGTCTACAGGTGTCGCTTTCATAATTAAATTCTACCATGTAACCGCCATAAAGCCCAAAAAATTAACTTTCGACTTCCACTTCTTCCCATTTATAGGTGTTTACTCTACGCCATTTGCCATAAAGATTGGGTTTTGGTGAACCAATATATTGCTGTCCAGTTTCCATATCAATCAAAAGCCATTTTTCAGGACATTTTGTGTGTATAGTTAAATCAACAGCCTCTTCAAACTCTTCAGCCTCTCCACCATTTACAAGATTTCTCATGCTTTTTCCTCCAAAATAAGCTCTTTTACCATCTGATGTATCCCAGAAATATTGTTATCTCCAGAAAGGTATGAGATTAGTATATCAGTAACTCCTAAATCATAGTACTTTTTGATTTCTGCCTTAACCGTTTCTTTTGTTCCATATATAGTCCAGCGAAGATCGTCTCCTTTTTTATGACCATCCACCCCATGATCACTTACAAAGCTTAAAGCTTCTTCATCAGAATCTCTGATAACTACTGAAAATTCAACCATTTGCTTATCGCTGATTATTTTATTTTCACGAACATAATACTCTTTGTATAAAGTTCCAGCAGACAGATTTATAGCGTTGAATTCTTTGCAAAGCTCTTTTGTTCTATCAGAATGTCCACCCATAATTAACTCTGGAAAATAATTTTTAATAGCTAATTTTTTAAAGTTATTTAACCACTGCTTGGTATATTCACGTCTTTTTTCATTGTTATCAATTAAATCTCTGATAAAAACTATATCTTCTAGACTAGATTCGCCTTGTTGCAAATCCCCCGAACAAACATTTATAATTAATTTATCAGGAAAAACTTCGTTATAAATTTTACAAATCATAGCCATATACTCTGGACTTATGGCATAAGTCCTCATTGCAATCATATACTTTAATTTTTGTGAATTAGAAGCTGCACCAAAGGAGGGTAGGAGCATGTCATGTGTTTTAGAGTGATATGTTAGTAAAACAGAGTAATAGCCTGCATCTTCAAGATCTGATGACAATGATATTAGTTCTGGTACCGATATATTGGTTCTATAAAACCAGTGAAACCTCATAGCAATTATTATTCAGGAATCATATCGCTAAAAAATGCTTTTGCTAGTTCTTCACCCTCTAAACCAGATTCTTGATACATCTTAAGTTTCTCTTGGGTAAATTGTGGGTTTGGCTTTAGAGGCACCATCCAAGCATCAATTTCTTCTTTGGTTTTATTTCCAATTTGCTCGTAGTATTCTGGTGTTCCATAAGAATAAAATGTTCCTGGATTATCTTCAGCTTTTAATGAAAAATTAGAGAAAACATATCTTGTTCCGCTTGTAACATCACGCACTCCATGCCCATATGGATCAAAAGCACTATGGATTACAATATCGCCTTTTTCTGGCTTATATTCAAAACAACCACCTTGAGAATTGCCCTCACCCTTTACAGTTCCATCTGGATTAATTGATGGGTAAAAAATTTCTCCCCCTTCAAAATCACCTAGGTAAGCACAAACTCCATAATCTAGTTCGCAGCATGTACTCCACAAATCATTTTGAGATAAAAGATGACATTGGCCTTTTCCTGGGCTATCTGAATGAATAAACATTCCCTTGTCCCCTGGCCTTACACGGAGATAAACATTTTGTGGGTGAATAATCCATCCTGGACCAATCAGGTTGCTCATGAACTCCCAAAGCTCTATAGTTCCATCAACGCAAGGAGCCATCTTTTCTGTGTACCAACTCATAAGTCCTTGATCATACTTTGGGTTTTCTTCTGGCAAAGCCTTAAGTCCTGATTCAATTTTTTCAATCAGCTCTTTAGGAATTATATTTTTAAATATAAAAATACCAGATTTTGTTCCGTAAGCATCTACATATGGAGATACATTTAAGCAGTCTGGACGATCATAAAAATTCATGTTTGCTCCTTAACTATGCCTAAATTATATCACAAATTTGTTATAGATTAAATTTTCCAAACAGATGACGTAGCCATGTATCTATCACCACTTAAAATAGGCTTTACTTCGTGTATAAAGGGTGTTTGAGAGGGGAACATGATAAGACTACCCTTCTTTGGCTTAATGGTTATATTGTGGTCTGGAAAGCTTATTTCCCCACCCTCATAATCATCATTAAGATAGCAAACCAGAGAAAATGCTAGATCGGTATTTCCGTCATAACCATCTGCATGTGGACCCATATTTGCACCGACTTGCCACTTTCTAACGGAGATGTTATTTACATCTAGGTTG